CGAGCTCTTCACGGTAATGAACCTGAACTATATCTTCAGCGAACATTTCAACTTCGTCGGTGTAATCGATCATTTCACCGTAGCGAGAGAACGTAGTATCAATCGTGACTTTCTTGATTGAACGCTTGTTCGTTGCGCCAGAACCTTCGAGCAGTGCTGCACCAGTACCGTCAGTAGCATTCAGACCTTCAGAAACATCAGCGATGTTACGTGCAGTCAGATAGCCTTTGGCAGCAAAATCACCGTCAGTGACTTCACGATCATAGATGTGCAGCCATTTGGAGACCTTGTACGTCATGCCACGCTTGAGAGGCATAGAACGGCGGTCAGCAAACTGTGCGTACACAGCTTGTGCGTTAGCGGCTTTTACACCAGCTTTGTCGTAATAGTGGATAATGGTGTTCTGTCCGTGGGTACTTTCAACGGTAGGACCACCGTAAACATTGTCAGCCATGGTTTAATTCCTCAGTTTTTCGACATCAGTTTTTTGTACCAATCGTCGAATTGCTCATCATTGTCATCTTCAAGGTAATCCGTAACGCCCTTACTATCAGCGCGTGTCCGAGTCGATGCAGCTGCACGTTTTCTTTGAGCTTCTGATGATGCCTGACCAGAACTGTCCACCATTTCTTGTGTCGCTTTGTTAGCTTTGTCGACAGAACCCTTTGCAGAGTTTTCCGCCTCACTAACCTGCTGACCTGCAAGCATGTAGTATTCAATGTCTGACTTGGAATTTCCATCTAGCACTTTCATTTTTGCTGCTACGGGTGTAACTCTATCGTACAAGCCGCTCTTAATATCGTTGTGAAGTCCTGAAATCATATCAGGATTTTTCGCAAACTCACTTCGAGAAGCTGGGTCCCATCTGTTCTGTATAACATCTACTGTTGTCGTGTACTCAGGGTCAGAGCTGATCTGGCTAGTTACTTCCTCGATACTCTGCTGATATTCGGACTTGCCATACTGAGTAGGACTGTAGCTGTCTGCTTCAGCATCCCCGTCAATATCCAATGGGTCGATATTGTGGGTTTTCATCAAGTTCTGAATTGCGTCTTTATTGCCTTTTAAAGCATCAATCGCAGTATTGAATTGGCTTTCAGTGATTCCTTCCTCTTCCATTGCAGAGATCATTTTCCGATACGGAGCGATCTTTTGCATTTTCTGAGTGTAGTTCATCGCTTTGCCAAATACGGTTCCGAACTGGTCGAAAATCTCGTCTTCAGTAAACTCGTACTCTTTGCCATCAGCAGTGTACTTTCGTACACCTGCTTTGACGGCTTTATCTTTTGACTCTACATCCGGATCTTTGTCTTCATCAATACTTTCCGGATCTAGCTCGTTTCCGTTATCGTCGAAAACTTTTGTATCTTCTGAAGATTTTTTGTCGGCTTCACCAGTATTTTCAGGTTCAGCTTTATCGTCTTCTTCGTTCTGTTCTTTTTTTTCAGTCTCACCTGGTTCGGGAATTTCGTCAGTCAATTCATTATCTGAAGAATTTTCTACCTCATTTTCCCGAATGCCTTCCTGAAGATTATCCAAATTCTCTTCTGTGCTTTCTTCAGAATCACGACGGATTTCGTAAATAGCTTCAATTGGATCTTTATCGTCGTTAAATACGTCTTCTTCAGTAACGTTTTGACGAGCCATTAGTGAACTCCGCCTTCAGATTCTTCTTTAGCAGCAAGTTCAGCTTCTTCGTCGTCGCTGAGAATTGGTTCTGCTGCAGCTTGGTGCATCTGATCAATGGTCATAAAGAAGAATTGAAGATTACTAATAGCAACCAAATCTTCCATGATGTCACCACGATCACCACGCTTTTTAATTGCCGGCATAGATAAAAGACTTACAGAGTCTGCAGCTTTGTCTCTAAAGTAACCTTCGATAATAACTTTTTTAAAGTCTGGGTTATCTCTTAAACGATCAAGAGCCTGTCCCATATCAACATAATGTTCAATTTCAGTTGTTTCTAGTTCTACGTTTTCGTTTTGGTTACTCATTTATGAGTCCTGTTAGTTTTAATGTAAGTAAATTTTTAATTAAATCTGATGTTATAGCAATGATTACTTCTTGGTCAACTGTTTTGCATATTCTACTTCTCTCTTAGAAGCGCGATCAGATTCTTTTTCTAATAAACTACTGCTACGGTCATGATCTTTTTTCTGCATTTCTTCTTGGAATTTACCTCCTTCAGCCGTGCGTGTGAAATCCAAATCTTTAAGATCTGTATCAGATTGAATGTTTCCAGCTTTAGCTTGATCAAGCATTGCTTTGGCTGTTTTAACCTGAATGTCTACAACATTTTCTTTAGCCCGTGAATTGCGTTCTTCTATTTCAGACATAAGCTTCTGCATTTCCAGCTCTTTCATCTTCTCAATATATGGATCAGGTTGTGGCTGATATTCTTCAATCATTTTTGCCAGGTCAGGCATTTTATGTAATTTGGAAATCTGAGACATAAGAAGATTCTTCATGCCTGTATCCATGCCTTGTCCCAATGTTTGAAGTAAGAAAGAAAGCTTTTCTCCTTTTGCAGAATTGTCTTCAGCTGTGCTTACTTCAATCTCAATATCTACCAAGCCCTTGAGATCATCACGCTTGATCGGTACGAATTCTTCATTCGTCATCCGGACAACTTCTTCTTCTTTCAAAAATTCAGAGTTGTACTCCATCCATTTCCGCATCAGAGGCTTGATTAGGTTCTCAGCTATGCTTCTAACGATATCCAAACGCCTGACGGATACTGCATCTAGGGCTCCCCGGGCTGATGTAGCAGTGCTTCCCAATCCTGACCCAGTAATGCCACCACTGAAAGCTTTAACGCCCAGCATGCTCTCAGACTCGTTGTTGACCATCTCAAGAACACTGAAAACACTATTTGGTATTGGGTTGTAGCTGCCTTCGTAAAAATCATTTTCAGTGCCGTTGTACTCAAAGTTGCTGCCATTGAGGAATCGCTTCATGTTTCGTGTATCTAGAGCACCTTTACGAACGCCCTTTTGAGCGTTGTTAGATCCTGCCATGTTATCCAGGATTCCACGCTTAATCGCTGTAGTGATCTTTTGGTTATCGCTTACAAGCTCTACGCTGGCTTCACCATGAATCTTGAAAGGTGTTGGGTTGTTCTTGAGCAGCAAGAAGGGAAGTCCTTGCCCGGGCAAAGGGTTAGATTCCAGTTGAATAAGCGTATCGCCAACCCATGTTGCTACGACCGGTTCAGCAATACCCGTGTTTTCAATATCGTAAACACCCCAGTACTCATAGACGAGAATCTTCTTCCTGGCAACATCCTGAAATTTGAATTCTGACTCATCTTCAGGGTCATAATCTGGACTTTCACCATCCAGCATAGTGACAGCCAACTTCTTCAAGTTCTTGTATTTGCCACTCTTACGGAGCGTACTCATGTCCGATTCGTACCGGTGACAGACAAAGTTTGCCTTACTTAAATCACCAAAGCATGTAGGATCAATGTAGATGTCTTCCATCCGACAAACAGTTGCATCAGGTTGGTTAACCAAAATTTTGATCTGCTCTATTTCTTCTTCACCTATCTGCTCCGGCATACCATTTACTAAACCCATAATAGGCATCGTAATTTTTTCTTTCTTGTCTTCGTAGTTCCAACCTGTTTTAACGACTACTGTTCCCTCTGAGTAATAGAGCTTTATTACATCAGTAATGAACTGGTACCGGTTAAACTGTCTTGCAAACTGGTTATTAAGAATAATCTGATTTTGCTCAGCAGCTGAACGGTCTTCAAACGTTACTGGGCTGCACTTAACGATGTCAGTAGTAGACACAAAAGGGTCTTTTACGCTTGCATGCTGCCATTCGTCTTGACGCTTAATGTCTCGTGAAACCAGGCTTGATTTACCTTTCTGCTCATTGCCATAAGGCTCACCGTTGTATTCCTGCCTCCATTTTTCAATGTTGGCTACGATCTCCAGACGCAAATTGTTAGCAGCGTCCACATCAGTTTTGAATGCTCTCAAAAGATCTTGTTTGCTCAATTTTTTAGGTTCGTCATTCATTACTGAGCCCTATAAATTATCATTTACTTCGAATTTGCCAATAGATGAATATCCGTCCCAGCCAGCTAAAACAACCTTGCCTTGAATATAGTATGTTCCGCCTATATTGATGTCACCATCAATAGTGAGCATATACATTTTACCGTCAGTGCCATCGGTAGAAATAATACCAGTTCTTGATACTGTAGTGTTGTCTGGACGCTTTAACTCTATTACCAGATTTGTAGCAGAAGAAAGATCTACAGGTGCATCT